GTTCCGTTTGTTGGGTGAGTAAAATGTCGAGCCAGTCATAGCCTGGGCGTATAAAACTCACTGCACGCCAGCGATCTTCCCGTCGGGGCCGCGCACGACCGATTTCGGACGACTCATTGCCTCGCCGAGCGAGGAGATTGCCGATTGCAGGTTTTGCAGCAGTTCGCCCATTTGTCCCTCGCGTTCCTGCATCTGCTCGCGCTCCGGAATCTGGGCATTCTTGTCCTCTCTGGCAAACGTGGCACCGAGTTTTTGCGCCTCGAAGCTCTGCGTCTTGTCCAGGGACTTGTTCTGGCTGTCGGCCTGCAATTCAGCGATAGCGAGCTTGGTCGCGTTGTCCATGCGGGCTTTTTCGAGTTCCACTGCCCGGTCCTGTTCTGCCTGCGTGGCGTCGTAGGCAAGTTTTGCCTTTTCGCGCTGCGCGTCGGCCTGGTACTTGTGGATTTCCGCCTGCATGGTCATCTGCGACTGCTGCTGTTCGGCCTGGATCTTCATCTGCTCGCGCTGGACTTCAGGCGGTGGTGGAGGAGGCGGCTGCGGGCCTGGAACCTGCCAGAACATATCGGGACTGCCGAAACCTGCCATCTTGGAGATTTCGCTGACCGTGTTGTAGATCAGTTTCGGGTTAGTGACGCCCATCGGCAGTAGTGCCATCTGCATCTGGAACATCTGGTTCAGGTGTCCGAGCACTGCGTCCTTGTTGCCTGATCCCAAGCCTACTGCGATGCTCAAATCTGTGCGTTTACGCCACTGACTGGGGTCTACGGTGACCCAATTGCCTTCGAGTCGAACCACTTCTTCCTTGTGGCCGTGTTTGAGGACCAGTTCGTGCACGCACAGGAACAGGTACTCGACACTGGGTGCCATCATGCGGGCGATCTGCTCGACCTTCTGTGCGGCGGCGGTGCCCATCTGGTTCATCGCCATACCCGTTGTCTGGGTCAGCACTTCCGAGGGCACGTTGCCTGTAAACACTCCGTTAACGCCGGTTCTGCGTTCGGACAGCCGATCCATGTACTCCATGCCCTGGACGGCTTGGGGGAAGATGTTCGGGATGACGATGGGTGCGATGTCCCTGCCAAAAACCGCATCCACGCCTTGCATCGACCTGACGATACCGCCTGGACGGCTGACAAGCACGTCGTCCATGTTGATTTTCCCGTCGGCGGCGAACAGTCTCGGGTTATTGGCGTGGAACAGGTTGTCGATGCCTTGCCTGAGCATGGCTTGCTTGGTTTCCTGGATTTCGAGCATCACGTCGGCAATCGAGATGCCGATATGCCGGTGCGGGATGGGTGTGGCGACGATTGAAGCCACCGGGATGCGACTGCATTCGGTGCGATACAGCAGGTCTTTGCCGATGATGATGCAGTACTGCAATTCGGCGATCCCGTCGCCGTCGTAGTCGTGCTTGATCCAACACATGCGGACCAGGACGGTACGCATTGCCGGGTCGCGCTGCGAGTCGTTGCGCATCGTCTCGTTGTACAGGTTGCGAGCCGAGTATTCCTGAGACGTGTTCCAGTAGTCGGTTCTTCCAACGTCGTCCGGGACATCGAATCCCATCTGCCTGACCGTCGAAATCGTCATTTCTTCCCAGTACTCGAAGAAATCGCTCGTATCGAGGGTGTAGTTCTGGGTGTTGTGGTGGATCACGCACTGTTCTGGAGCCAGAACGCGCAGGCAGACCTTGCCTTCTTCCTCGGTGCGACGCAGTTTGATGCTGTGCAGCATCGGAGTCGGCGGCATGGGCGGTGGTACCGGCATAGACGGATGCTGCGCACCCGCCATTTGTGGCATCTGCTGCTGCTGCATCTGCGCCTGCTGGCTTTGCTGCTGGTACTGCTGCAAAGCCTGTGCGTACTGCTGCTGATCGAGTTTTTGCTGATCCTCGTCCACTTCGGCGGAGTGTTCCAGCACGTCGAAGTCGTCCTTGTCCTGCATGAGCAGGGCAAAGCTGTCGTCTGACTGATTGGTGTATTCCTCGTACTCGACCATCTTGGTCTTGTCGTAGTACGCCATGCAATACGCATTCTTGGTCAGCAATGCGTCCTTGCACCAGTCGTGGAAAATCTGGGTCCACTGGTTCCGTTTGGTGACCAGGTGGTTGATGTAGAGTGTTTCCTGCCTGGCCTGGGGTTCGTCCTCGGGGCCGACGGGGTTGAATTTCACTACCTCGTCGTTGCCGGCAAAGATGCGAACCAGGGAGGGGGTGATCCACTCGATGGTATCGAACAGATCCCTGCTGACTACTTGCGAGTTTCCTTCGGGGGCTGGATTGACGTTCTTGCCCATGTAGGCGTCGATGGCGTCCGATCGCTGTTTGGACAATTCGCCGTCGAGGATGTTATTGCCCGAGCCATAGGACTGCTCCTCAGCGGACTCGATAGCCGCTACCAGGGCTACATCTTTGTCACTTTGGTCCATAGTCAAAGACCTCGCTTGCTCTGGGCACAGTTTGCCTTTTCGCGGAACACAGGCACTTTTGGAACGCTAGCCGGGGTGATTGTTTCGCGTTTCTTTTGTTCGGCTCTTGATTCTTCGAGCGATTCGATGCGTTTGAGCAATTCGAGCAAAGTCGCCCGAATGTGTTTCATTTCAAGCGCTGTCTGGAATGACATGACTCAAGCCCGTCCCGGTATTCCCAAGTGCGGATAGTGTAACGGTTTTGACTTCTCTTTATCGCTGCGCATGATGTCTACTGCTTGCCCGAGATACCTGAAACAGTCGGCTCCGTGGGAGAACTCGTCGTGCAGTGGTCCCATGGGTTCACCGTTCTTGGCGACGGTCCTTCTATAGCGTTTCAGGCATTCCAGGAGCCGTTTTGTCTTTCTCTCGTCGAAATAGCATCTCGGGAACATGATCCGTGCTGCGCGAATGCTTTCTTCGACAGAATGTGCCCGCAGTACCTTCACATCCCTGCCCATCTGCTTGAGCAGTTCCTCGGTGCTTTTCCCGGTCTTGAAGTCCTTGGCTTTGCCGTCGTGGGGGATAAAGTCCGTTCCCCACCTATAAGGTTTCTTCTCTATCTCCCTGATATACCAGTCCAGTGTCTTGTTCTTGTCTTCCATGTAATCGACCACCCGGACCTCGGAGGAAGATCGCTGGACAAAGGCAATGGACATGGAATCGTTCCAGCCCAAGTCCCAGACCGTGTGCGTCAGCAAAATAGGGTCCGCAGGAACACTCCGAACCCGGCCATCAAGGTAAAGCGCATCAACCTCATACCTGTAGATCGCGCCCTCGGCAACCCGTAGCGGCTGACCCTCCCAGATATTGCTGTAGCTGTCAGGATCCCGCCTCTGCGTATCCAGACGCTCATCATTCAAAACATCCGAGAACCACGGGTTGTCCCGCCAGTTCACATTCACGACAAACGAATCCGGACGACTGTTCTCCACAAACCGAACCCAGGTCTCATCCGTCTCCAACCTCGGATTCATCGTCATCCAAATCTCGGAATCCTTCTTGCGTATCGTAGGCAACAACACATCCCACGACCGCTTCACAATGCTCTGCGCCTCCTCACACCAAACAATATCCACCCCCTCAAACGACTTTATCGACTCAACCGTCTGACTAGCCAATCCACTGAAAATGAACAAACTCCCATTGATCCCGCGTATCTCATCCCGCGTAATCTCAAAATGACCCCCCAACCCCATCACATCAATCTGATCACTCAACAACCTGTGCACCGAATCCTTGATCGACTCCTGTACCTCCCGCGTACATAACACCCGCGTAGGACCCGCAATAGCAGTCAACAACAAACACCGCGCCACCGTCCAACTCTTACCACTCCCACGCCCACCCCACAACGTCTTGTACCGATGCCTCTCCATCAACCCCCTATGCCATTCAGGCAAACTAACCTGCAAATCACTCATCAACTACCTTCCTACGATACTTGCTAGTGCTCACTAACATGTCTGACACAGATTTCTCCGCGCGCGCAGGAAAAACGGCACTTTCAGTTTCAGCGCCGATCGAAGGTAGTACAGCGCCGATCAAAGGTAGTACCCCCACATGTTGACTCCCCCCGGTCGCTGCAATCCGATGTACCCCCCCCTCGCCC